GTATTGGCAATCATGCACAATTTACAAAAATCACCTGCCGAACTAATGGAAGATCAAGCAGAGATTTATGGAAGAATCAGCACCGACAACCGAGAGCAGTCCTTCGATCTTAACTGACGGACCACAATCGATCGGTCAACCAGACCCTACGGCATCGATCCTTGATGGGTCTTTGCCTTTACAAGAATCCAATCCTCTGGCATTCGATCCAGGTGCATTGCCTGACGAATTGAGGTATGAGCCATCCCTACAGAACTTTGATTCTGTAGACAAGTTGGCTAAATCCTACATCCATGCCAGAAAGATGATTGGGGCTGATCCAGACGGAATGATCCAGTTGCCTAAAGATGGTGACGAGGATTCCTGGAATCAGTTTTATAATAAGATTGGGAGGCCAGAGTCTCCTGATCAATATGACTTCGAGCTTGGTGATGGTGAACAAGCCGATGATGTTGCAGATTTTAAGAATGTTGCACATCAACTAGGCCTCACAAATGATCAGGCAGGAGCAATACTCGGCATTTATAACCAACTTGCCGAAAGTGAAATTGCACAGGAGGATGAAGAGTTTGATCAGATGAATGTTGAATATCTCCAAGAAATCCAACAGGAGTGGGGAGATGATTTTAACAAGAATGCTGAACTTGCTCGAAGAGGCTTTAACAGCTTTGCATCTGAAGGTGCAGTTGAAGTTTTAAGAGAAACAGGACTGGCAAACCATCCTGAGATTCTTAAAACCTTTGCCAGGATAGGTCAGGCATTCTCTGAGGATAATGTCCTGCCTGGAACAAGGGGTGCGATAGGGGCCATGAGTCCTGTGCACGCAGAAGAAACCATTTCTTCAAAGATGGCAGATCCTGAATTCAAAAAAGCATACTTGGATGGTACTCATCCGAATCATGCTCAAGCGGTTCAGGAAATGACACGACTGCATAACGCACTTTCTTGATCAGATAACCCCAATCGGGGCCTGAAGCTACCTGTTACGTAGCGGACCTACCTTTAGTAGACAATCCGTATGTTGTTGATTTTTTTAACAATAATTAACGGATTAATATGTCTACTCAAATTACAACTTCGTTTGTAAAGCAGTATAGTGCGAACGTACAACTGCTTGTGCAACAGATGGGTTCACGTCTGAAAAATGCCGTGACCGTTGAAACAGGCAAGGTTGGAGAAGAAGTCTATATGGACCGAATCTCTGCAACCGATGCTCAAAAGGTAACCTCACGTCATGGTGATTCACCACAAATCGATACTCCACATGACAGACGCAGAGTCGTTCCTGTGGATTACGACTGGGGTGATCTCATTGACAATCCAGATCGACTGCGAACGCTGATTGATCCTGCCTCTGCATATTCCGTCAATGCCGCTATGGCAATGGGACGTGCAATGGATGACGAGATCATTGCCGCCGCAACCGGAAATGCCTTTGCAGGTAAAACAGGTGGAACTACTACCGCATTACCTTCTGGGCAAACCATTGAAACTAATGCCAACACTTTTGATGTTGACAGCAATACACAGGCTAATAATCAGCCTCTTACTGTAGGTAAGCTGATTGAAGCAAGGAAGATCCTTGGAGCCGCAGATGCTGATGACTATGATGTCAATGGCAACAGCAACCTGTTCTTGGTTGTGAATGCACAGCAACTTGGATATCTCCTGACCTCAACAAAGGTCAATTCCGCAGACTTTAACCAGATTCGTGCTTTGGTTGCAGGTGATCTGAATCAGTACATGGGATTCAACATCATCCGAACCGAAAGGATTGGAACGGTTACGTCTAATTCACAAACTTGCGACAGTGTTCTTGCGTTTCACAGACGTGGTATTGGGATGTGTATCTGGGAAGACATTGTGGCAAGAGTCACAGAACGCCCTGACAAGCGATTCAGTCAATACATCTACTACAGGATGACGCTCGGTGCGACTCGTCTTGAAGAAGAACGTGTTGTTCAGATTGCTTGCTTGCAAGGTGCAACCTCTTAACCTTTAGCACGGACTGAATTATGACCGCTATTACTGCTGGAACCTCTCCTGCTTATCACGGCACTGTTACTGCCTTGACAGCACAATCAGGAGCAAGTCCTTCATCAATGATTGATGTAGGCAAGTGGGGTGGACGAATGAGAGTCATGCATGATACTCATACGCCTGGAACCACTGGAACTTTTGCAAAAGATAGTTTTGTAACTATCGGAGTGCTTCCTAAAGGTGCTCGTATCTGGGAAGTAGGTGTCTACATCTCAGCAACCATGGGATCTAGCAAAACTCTATCTGTTGGTTATCTGCCGACAAATGGAACAACTGCTGGAGATGATGTTAAATTTGCCGCCGCTACTGCGGCTACATCAGCAGGTTGGATTATATCTGGACCAGTTGCGGCCGCAGGAGTTGATTTTGAACTCCCAGAAGAATCCTATATCACTCTGCATCATGCAGGTGGAACAGGAGCCTCTGCCGCAATTACCATCCATTCAATGCTAACTTGGGTGGTTGACTGATTATGGCTTCCGAAACCGATATCTGTAACATCGCTCTCTCAAATCTGGGGGAGCGTCCTATTGCAATTAGGACTGATCAGAATCAACGAGCAAGAGCTTGTGATAATCGATTTGATGATGTTAGGGATTTGGTGCTTCGGAGTCATGTATGGAACTGTGCGTTGAGGAGGGAAGGTCCAATGCCCTCTTCAGCCACAGCACCTAAATGGGGATATGATTATGCGTACCCTATACCTGCTGAAATGTTGCGTTTGATTTCAGTTAAAGAAAATGAATATCCCTTTAAAATTGAAGGAGATAACATTGTTACCAACAGCACAACATTACATATCCTTTACATTGAAAGAGTAACGGATACTGCAAAATATGATGCTCTCCTGATCCAGGCAATCGAACTTAGATTGGCAACCGAAATTGCCCAAGACATCACTGGTAAAACCCAATTGAAGGAAGCTTTGATGAGGAAGTACCGAGAGGTTATGTCAGAAGCACGAAGTGCAGATGCCGCAGAGGGTACTCCACAGAAAATAGAATCCGACCTATGGCTAGAGTCACGCTACACCAGTATTGACTCATGGAGGCCATTCAGTGCAGACGTGGTGCAAAGTAATGCCTACTGATGGCACGACTGATTACCTACCAGACATCTTTTGCTGACGGACAGATATCGCCAAAGCTGAAAGGCTTTGTTGATACAGAAGCATACAAGTCTTCTGTCCAGGATCTGAAGAACATGGTGGTGATGCCACAAGGTTCCATTACCAGAAGACCTGGAACAAGATACATTGCATCAACATCTGGTAATTGTTCAGTTCGTTTAATTCCATTTAACTTTGGTCAAGATCAGGCGTATGTCCTGGAATTTGGAGAAGAAACATTTACAGGTACAACGACTGCTACAACATCAAATAAATTAGTTTTTGCGACAGGAGGATTTACTGCTCGTCAACATAGCTTGGTTGGTGCAACTGTTTCAAACACAACTGATGGTACATCTACAACAATTTCTGCTGTAGATAACGATACTACACTATCTGTTGCAAGTGACATTTTTACAAATGGAGAAAATTTTAGCATTGCTCACAAATACGTCAGATTTTATAAAAACAATGCTCAAATGCTTACTGGAGGTAATCCTTATGCGATTGTTTCTCCATATGGATTTTCGGATTTAGAAAATCTGAGTTTTACCCAGAGTGCAGATATTATCTTCTTTGCACATCCTAGTTATCAACCCAGACAACTTATAAGGAATGCAGATACCAGTTGGGAGTTTGCATATGTTGAAACACTGGATGGACCTTACTTAGACATCAATACCACAGAAGCCGCAACTTTAAACATAACTTCGACTGAAACTTCTGTTGAGATTGGTGATCCGCAAATCGATACAGCAGATAATTTCTTCCAACTTCCAAATCATGAATTGTTGGATGGAATGAAAGTACGTATAAGCAAAGATGCTTCAGCAACTTTCCCTACATACGATGAAACTGATTCTACTGCGTCACCAGGAACTTCATTTGCGGCTGATACTGATTATTTTGTAGTTAACGCAACTGCAACCACATTTCAATTATCAACATCTTTAAAAGGAAGACCTGTATTCATTATTTCGGCTCCATCAACAGTAACTATTTCAAAACGTGTTTATGAAAAAGGAGCAAGCATTGCTGTGAATGTTGGTAATGGAACTTCATCTACATGGGCAACAGGCACTGCATACACAAAAGGAGCAATTGTTAAAGAAAGTGGTAGCAACATTTATTGGGTTTGTGTTGCAGGCCATACATCTGGTGCGGCAACTAATACTAACGATCCTTCAGGTATAGATGGACCAACTTATTGGGAAAAGCTACAGATTAATAATGGATTGGGATTTGATTCGACAGTAACAGCCGCAGATAACCCTGATGTTGACAGATATATTCGTTTCAATCCTTTACAGGGTTCTGCAATCAACTGGGGTTATTTCCAGATAGATTCAGTCACCAATCCTTTACAAATAACAGGAACAGTAAAAGAAGAACTGGTTGCAGAAGGACCAAACCATGAGTGGCGTTTGTATGCCTGGACTGATGATTTAGGGTGGCCTCGTAGTGTAGAAATCTTTCAACAACGCATGTGTTTTGGAGGAACCAATAACAATCCACAGACAGTCTGGTTTTCTAAAACAGCCGATTTTTTCAATTTTTCTCCATCAGAAAAAATTGGTATTGCATCAGGAAATGTATCTGCAACTGGTGCAAGAGTCGTAGGTGAGCAAATCAAAGATGATAATGGGCTAACGCTTACTATATCGTCATCTACAGTAGACCTGATCGATTTTATGATATCAGGAAAGAAACTCACTGTAGGAACATCAGGTGGTGTATTCCAAATGTATGGTTCAGAAACAGAACTAACGATAACACCATTCAACTTTACCATTGACCGAGTAACAACCTACCCGACAGAAACAGGTGCTCTTCCATTAATTATTGACCAGGATGTGATCTACGTTCAGAAGAATGGTAGAAAACTGAGAGGTATTGCATATAGCCAGAATGCAGGTGGCAATCAGGCGGCTGATATGACCCTTAGAGCAGACAATATTGCATTGGGAGAGATCAAAGACATTACCTTCCAAGACATGCCTTACAACATTATCTGGGCACGTCTGAACGATGGAAAGCTTATAGCCTGCACCTACAACAAATCCTTAAACATGATGGCATGGAGTAATCATGTTATAGGAGGAACTGAGTCTTCTGCACACGCCAAGGTTGAATCCATTACATCCATTCCCTCTTCGACTCATACCCAAGTTTATATGGTTGTTAAAAGAACCATTAACAGTGCAACAGTGAGGTATGTCGAGTATCTGGATCGGTTTTATGACTCAGGAGAACTTGATTTTGAAGATGCACACTATGTGGATTCAGGAATTTACTATAACAGTAGTTCTGCAACGACCATATCAGGACTCACTCATTTAGAAGGAGAAACAGTTCGAGTGTTGGCAAATGGTGCTAAAGACAATGATGCAACAGTATCTTCTGGACAGATAACGATTACTAACTCATCAACGAAAGTCCATGCAGGACTAGGATTTGACAGTTTTGTAACGACTTTGGACCTACCTAATGGACCACAAGGCATCTTGGTTGGTAACCGCAAAAAGATACACAGAATTGTAGTCAAGCTTTTAGACACAATGGGTCTTCAGTATGGACCATCAGAAGCAGAACTTGACGAGATGATATTTAGATTCCCTACAGACAATCTTGGTCAGGCAGTTGACTTCTTTAGTGGTGATGAAGTGTTGACCATGGGAAACATGACCTACGATGACCACAACATTGTTATTGGTCAAAACGGAGCATTCCCATTGTCTATTTTACTGATTGGTTACGATTACGAATCT